GCAATAATGTATGTTCCGATGCTGTAAATTTCCCCGGGTACCAGCCTTCCGGTTGGCCCTTGTGGTCCCTGTGGTCCGGTTTCACCTGTCGGTCCCTGTGGACCTGTCGGGCCCTGTCTTCCTGTTTCTCCCTGCAAACCTCGTGGCCCCGTTTTACCCGCAGGACCTGCCGGACCAACCGGCCCCGGAACACCCTGTGCCCCCGCAGGTCCCCTTTCACCTCGTGGCCCTGCCGGACCTGCCTTACCTTCCGCTCCGGCGGTACCATCCTTTCCTGCGGGGCCTGCCGGGCCTGCATCACCTTTGGGACCAGCTGCACCAGCCGGTCCCCGTGGGCCTGCGGGCCCCACTGCACCAGGTGCGCCAGGTTCCCCCCTGTCCCCCTTCGGTCCGGGGACTGCTGCCCGGGTTGCTGCCTCTTCTGCCTTCGTTTTTGCTGCCTGCACTTCTGCCATTACCGCTTTCACAGCCTTTGGGGTTGCCGCTTTTGTTTCATCATCGCTGTTGGTATCGCTGCTCAGCTGTACAACACCTTTCTGTGATGTGCTGGCATCCGGAACACTGGCGACACTGCCTGCGGGACCCGCAGGACCTGCGGGGCCGGTTTCTCCCCGAGGGCCTGCGGGACCTGCCGGACCTGTTGCGCCGGGTTCACCTTTATCCCCTTTCGGGCCGGTTTGCCCTGCCGGACCTGTGGCACCCTGTGGACCTGTTTCTCCCCGTTCTCCCTTTGGCCCCGGCTCACCTTTTGGTCCGACCGCCCCCGTTGCCCCGGCTGGTCCCTGTGCCCCTGTGGCACCCTGTGGACCTGTGTCCCCCTTCTCGCCCGCCGGTCCCCGGGCATTCTCTGCCCGTTTCTTCGCTTCCTCTGCACTCGCCGCCGACGCTTCAGCACGCTTCAGGATTTCCGCTGCCACCGCTTCCAGCTCTGCAAGCGCTTTCGGGTAATACTGCGCCTCATCCTGTTCCATCAGAAATTTATTCAGCGTTCCCGGCTCAGAATCCGCCTTCACCAGAATGTCACCCACATACGACGGGGCGTACCCTTCCGTGTTCAGCGTCACCCGGTACCACCCCGGCTCCACATCAAAACTGTAACTGCCGGTTTCCCCCGGCTGCCCCTGCGCCACCGTGGTGACTATCACTGTCTCTGTGGTGCGTCGCGCTTTCAGCTCTATGGTGCATCCCGGCACCGGCTTCCCGGTGCCGTCCTTCAGCACGCCCGATATTCTGACTGTCATAGATTTCTCCCATAAAAAAAACCGCAGTACCGGTTACCCGGTCTGCGATCAGGGGTATAAATTGTGACTGGCTGGTGTTAAAGGGTGCCGTCAGTCAAAGGCACCCGTGGATAATGTACGATGTCCGGCTTTTGTCGTTTTCCGGCAATCACGAACAGATGGATGAAACCTCACTATCCACCTGTCACGATGCGGTATCAAAATCGTCTGTATAGGATTTCAGGTAAAACAGAACCGGGTCATGGATCCGAATTTTACTCTTATCATGAAGTATTGAACCACCCATGTAAAAAAGCACATCTGCTTCATACCTGAATGTAATTTCAACCCGCACATCACCCTGTCCGGCAGGAATACTCCATGAGCCTGACGCACTTCCGCCAACATCAGAATATACCGGCTCATATCTGCTGGCGTTTTTGGAAATCTGGACCTCCCGCTCCCCGGTTTTGACTTTGCCTGACCTGGCATGAACGACAACTTTGTCATTTATCTTCATGATGAATTCACCTCTGGAAAATGAATACGCCATAAGCATAAGCTTGCGATCAAACGGCATGTTGTCTTTCAGCAAAATCATTTTCTGAAAAGTCAGCTGGTTCTGAGTCATTACGCCCTGCCCCATATCAACCGTGTATCCCTTGACGATATCACCAATGATTCGGTCAGCGCTCATCGTTCCATTAATGGTGCAGTCTTCCGCAATCGTCACGTTATTCAGCGTACCGGAACTGGCACTGATATTCCCGCTGATATCGGCATTACGGGCCGTCAGCCTGCCGTCCGGCGTCAGGGAGAATGCCGGGGGATTGCCGCCGCTGGTAATGGTGGGGGCGGTAAGAACCTTTATCAGGGCCTCATTGATAAACGTCTGTCCCCCCTGCGTGACCAGTGCGGGTGTGGTATCACCATTCTCCGGATTAATGAATGCCACACGGTCCGCTGCCAGCAGTATCTGGCTCTGCATCCCGTCAGGGGTGTTCTCAATACCGGCACCGATACCGGCAATATAGCGACGACCATCCTGCATCTGCTGTAGCTTCACCGCCCACATGCTGTTCAGGTCATTATTTGTGTCCGTCTGCACACGCTGGATTTGCTGTATGGTGGCGTTCTGGTCCTCCAGCGTTTTACTGACCGTCTGCGTGATTTCATTGCGGGTTTCTGTGATGGTGGTCTGCATTTCCGCCATCTCGTCCTTCAGCTGACTGTTGTCAATCTCTGCCCACAGCGCCTCTGCCAGATGCGTTTTTCCTATCTTTTCCCGGAAAAGTTCCAGATAGCCCGCAGCATCATTGCTCGCCCGTCCACTGGCTTCCACAAAAGCAGATTTACCCACCAGGTTGACGCTGCGCACATAAAACCAGAAATCCTTTCCGGGCTTAATGTGCGGACCGGAGACACTCCACTGACTGCCGGTCCCCAGATAACGGGCAGAGGTTTCCACCTGTGCGGCGTCTGCAATTTTTGCCTCCGAAAACCAGAACTCAAACTGCACCGTCGGGTCATAAATGGTCAGTTTCGGGACTGCCGTTATCTGAAAATACCCCGGCGTCAGTTCAACACCGGCAGGCGCTGCCGGTGCGTTAATCCGGAACGTGGTGGTGGCGGGTTCGCCCTGCTGGCCATAGCTGTTAATCGCCCTGACCGTCAGGGTGTATTCCCCGGGAGGCAGGCCACTGAAACGGTGCTCCGTATCGGCAGTGATGGCGGTGGTCAGCAGGCGGCTGTTCTCACCGCTTCCACTGGTCAGGCGCAGACTGAAGCGCACGCCCTTCACCACCCTCGGCGTGTCCCATTTCGCCAGCGCCAGATACTGGCTGTCAGCTGCGCTCACCTCCACCGTCAGGTGCTGCACTGCCGGTGGGATGACGCTGTTCAGGGAGCCTGACTGCGGCTCAAAGCGGGCACCGTTATCCACGATGGCTTCTTTTTCCGGTACGTGCTGCACCGCCGTAACGGCAAAGGTGCCGTCCGTGTTTTCCCGGATGGCCACACAGCGGAACAGGCGACGGCGCAGTGACGGCAGGGAGAGTCCCCACACCCCGTATGTCTCCACACCATCAGGCAGGGTACTGACCTGTATCCGGTCCGGCGCGGGGTGTGCGGTGATGTCCACACTTACCGGCTTACCGCTGCCGTTAATCAGGTTCACCGTCGATGCACCTGTCCCCGGAAGTGTCACTTCACGGTCCAGCGTCAGGGTGCGGGTGGCAGCATCGATGGCCAGAATGCGTCCGCCGGTCAGGGTCCCGGCGTAGTCGTTATCACAGATTTCAATGATGTCACCCGGCGTGTGACGCAGCCCCTGTGACCCGAGCGTGAAATCCACCGTCTGTGTTTCCAGCAGTTCCGTCTTTATCACCCACAGCCCGGCACGGTGAGCCTGACCGCGACTGGTGCAGCCGAACGCGTCCATCTTCAGCAGGTTGCGTCCGTAGCGCAGTATGGCTTCCGGGTCTTCCACCAGTTCCGTGGAGGTCTGCCAGCCGTTCTGCGGGTCGGTGTAATTCACCTCCACCGCCGTGTGCCGGTCCTTCAGGGCACTGAAGCTGTAGCGGAATCCCACGCCGTTGTCATCCACCACAACATCGCTGTTGGTGTACGGCCACACCACATCCGACGGGCGGTCCTGAACGAACGTCAGCGTCTGGCCGTTCCATACCGGCATACAGCGCATCGCCGAGCAGAAATCACTGAGCACGTCCCATGCCTTACGCTGTTGTGCCAGGTACGCATTGAAGGTCATCCGCGGCTCTGTGCCCCCGAAACCATCCGGGACCGTCTGGTCGCAGTACTGCCCGATGGCATACAGCGCCCACTTGTCCACATCCGCCGCCCCCAGGCGTTTTCCCATCCCGTAGCGCGGGTGAGTCAGCATGTCCCACAGGCACCAGGCCGGGTTGTTGCTGTATGCCGGTTTCAGACTGCCGTCCCAGATACCACTGTACGTGCGTTTTTCCGGGTCATAGTTTGACGGCACCTGGATGATGCGACCGCGGATATGGTAGTTCACCGTCATCTGCTGGCCGCCGAACTGCTCCGCATCCACCTGCAGCCCCACAATGGCCGTGTTCGGGTAGCACTGTTTCACATCGATGATTTCGGTGTATGACGACCAGAGCGTCTTATTCTGCAGCTGGTCCGTGGTGCTGTCCGCCGTCTCCCTGACCATCCGGATGTTAAAGGGCCGGGGCGGCAGATTATCCAGAATCACCGACGCCAGGAACTGCGAGGTGGTCTTGCCGTTAATGGTGACATCCTTTTCCGTCATCCATTTACCACCACGCTCAAGCTGAATCAGCAGGCGGACAGACGTCGGGTTACGGTCACCCTTTGAGGTGGTCTCCACCAGTGACTGCACCCCGAAGGTCACCCGCAGGCGGTCAATGTTCGCGGACGTAATGGTGCGCGTCACCGGCTTTGCCTTCGTCACTTCCACACCCAGTACAGTTTCAGCTCCGGAGGACTCAAAGCCTTCCGGTGGTGTCTGCTCCTGCTCCCCGGCACGCCAGACCGCAGTCACACCGTGTATCACGGGATTACCGTCCGTGTCCGTCAGCGGGGTTTTGTTCACCAGAATACTCTGCAGGCCTTTCACCGGACCTTCCACCGGTCCCTCACCAATGGCATCAATCACACTCATCATCTGCGTGGATTTGAGATTATCCTTCGCCTCACGCGGTGTGTGCCCCTTGCCGCCCCCTTTACCCACTCTGTCCCCCTCTCCTGTCTGATGTCTGAATCTGTTTATGCCCAAAAAACAACAGGCACCCCGGAGGATGCCTGTATCATGACTGAATAAAAATTCTGAATATCTTCACATTTTCACAAACTGACTGTGGCGCGTATAATTTCGCTGCGTTAGTGTTTTTTTGCCGTGACATAAAAAAACAACTCCTTAACACTAATCTTCATTTGTCTGAATCTCCCGCAGCTCCGCAACTCTGCGGGATTTTTTTATTCTTTTTACCCCTGCCGCCCGATAACCACGACCTTTCCGCCCCCGCCTTCATCACGGGTACTGATGTCCTGGGATATACGGCGGGAGCCAACCAGCATTTCCCCGTAAGGCACCGGCATCGGGTTACCCTGGGCAATCATGTTGTCCAGCGAGGAAAAGTACGTGTTCTGTTTACCGTTATCCGTTGCCCTGTATTCCGGTGTTTTTGCCTTCGGGGCCAGCATCTGTGCCACACCGCCCAGTATCATGCTGGCTCCAAGTGAAAACAGCATCGTGGTGGCAGAAAAACCACCGGCTGCCAGGGCTGAACCCCATAACGCCATTGATGCTCCTGCAGTGAAGAAAGACCCCACAATGGCAGCTGCCCCCAGCACAATCTGTAGTCCGCCCTTTCCGGCACCGGCCAGTCGCGGCACAATATGGATAACCGTTCCCTCACCCAGTGGTTCGTGAAGGCGGGCATACACCGCCTCCGGTGCCGTATCCTCACCGGCAATACGTATCTGGTACCAGCCTTCG